GGCGGCGCACAACCGCAGTATGACAAAGAAGGTAGATATACTGGATTTGAACTTTCTTCTATGCAAACTTTTGCTGATGAATTTCAACAAAACCCAGATGCTTATATGATAAACTCAGGCGTAGCGGATGCAAATAATGATGGCGTTGATGATATGGAGCGCTTTAATCAAGTATTCTCTGCACAACAGGCTGCTACAAAAAGCGATCCATATGGAGCTGACACTCAGCAAGGATTTATAAAATCAGGTGGACAAGAATATTTTGTAACTGCAACTGGAAATATGGTTCCTGTTAATGACGGAATGGTCGATTATAACAGATCAGGCGGACAGTCTATACAGCAAATGTTTGGAGACGACTCCACCAGACAGCAAAAAGACAGCAACGAATGTCCTGCTGGTTATGAGTATGACGTTGCTGAGCAGATGTGTGTTCCTATAATTGATGATGGTTCAGGCGATGGTTCAAGTTCACCTAATTTAGAACTTGGTGAAAGACCTATAAGACCTCCATCTACACAGCCTGATAGACCTCCAGTTGTAAGACCACCATCAAGTGGGACAGGTGCTGCTGGAGTAAACTTTCAAAAACCTAAATTCTTTCAAGATGGTGGAAGTGTAACCCCTAACATAGATAGCTTTTTAAGTGGCTTGAGGTAGTTAAATGGAAGGCCTTGATAACTTTTCAGAGTATCTAACTGATGAAGAGTTAGCCAAGGTAGCTCCTATGCTTGAGCGTTTATCCACGTTGGATAAGCGTTCTGAAAAGCAAAACAACTATATGAATTTTGTGAAGCATGTTTGGCCTCAGTTTATTGAGGGCAGGCACCACAAGATTTATGCTGAAAAGCTACAAGCTGTGGCTGATGGTAAGTTAAAACGTTTAATTATTAACATGCCACCTCGTCATACGAAATCTGAGTTTGCAAGTTATTTGTTTCCGACTTGGCTTATGGGCAGACGCCCTGATTTGAAAATCATTCAAGCAACTCACACGGCTGAACTTGCTGTTGGCTTTGGTCGTAAAATAAAAAATTTAATTGACAGTGATGATTTCAGAGATGTTTTTCCTGAAGTTCAATTGGCTGGCGATGCGAAAGCGAGTGGACGTTGGAGTACGAACAAAGGCGGCGAATATTACGCTGTTGGTGTTGGCGGCGCTCTGGCTGGTCGTGGTGCTGACTTGGCAATCATTGATGACCCTGTTTCTGAGCAAGATGCTTTGAGCGTTACTGCGTTGGATAATATTTACGAATGGTACACGTCTGGTCCTCGACAGCGTTTACAGCCCGGTGGTGCCATAATAATTGTTATGACACGTTGGTCTATTCGTGATTTAACAGCTAAGGTTTTAGCAAAACAAAGTGAAAAAGGTGCTGATAAGTGGGAGATTGTAGAGTTCCCTGCTATTATGCCCTCTGGCGAACCATTATGGCCTGAGTATTGGGCTTTAGAAGAACTAGAAGGCGTTAAAGCCTCTATTCCTGTTGCCAAATGGAACGCTCAGTATATGCAGAACCCCACTGCTGAAGAAGGTGCTATTATTAAGCGCGAGTGGTGGAAGGTCTGGGAAAAAGACGATCCACCTCCATGCAGCTATATTATACAAAGTTATGATACTGCGTTTAGTAAAAGCGATAGAGCTGACTATAGTGCTATAACAACTTGGGGTATTTTTACTCACGAACAAACGCGTGAGGAACATATTATACTTTTAGACGCTGAAAGAGGTCGCTGGGAGTTTCCTGAGTTAAAAGAGCAAGCATTAGAGTCATATAAGCTATACGATCCAGATATGGTTTTGATTGAGCAAAAAGCAAGTGGTATGCCGTTGACCCAAGAGCTAAGACGTATGGGAATACCAGTAACACCATTTACTCCGAGCCGTGGTGCTGATAAGTTTACTCGTATGCACGCTTGTGCGCCTGTGTTTGAAAGTGGCATGGTCTGGTGTCCAGAAGCTAACTTCTCTGATGAAGTTATGGAAGAATGTGCCGCTTTTCCAAATGGTGAACATGATGACTTGGCGGATTCGATGACTCAGGCTATACTACGATTTAGACAAGGTGGTTTCATTATCACGCCAACTGACTATGATGATGAAGATGAGATCGCTTTTAAGAAACAAAAACGTGAATATTACTAGGAGATTAGTATGGGTATTAAAGAAATGTTATTAAAGTTCTCGCGCATGAACGGCAAGGATATGAGTGGCCTTAGCCCATCTGAATTAGCCGAAGCTGGAACTGAGTCTGGAAAAAAGATTTCAGAAGCTGATATGCAAAAGTTACTTAAAATGTTAGGTACAACATCTGCAAAACCTAAGCCTCGTCCATTTAAAAATGGTGGTAAGGTTATGGAATACAAAAAAGGTGGCGCAGTTAAAAAGAAAAAAGCCAAAAAGAAAAAATCTAAAATGGGTTGCGTTATGGCTGGACGTGGCGGAAAGTATAAGGGGATGCGCTAATGAGTAAAAAGTATAAAGGTTTTTCTAAATTACCAGAAGCTGTTCAGAATAAAATGGACCCTGATCTAGCTAAGAAATACATGCACGGTGGTGCTGTTAAAGAGTATGGTCATGGCGGAAGCGTTGAAAAAGAAAGTAATGGTATGTCTCGTGGATGCGGCGCAGCTATTTCTGGTAAAAAGTTTAGTGGAGTAAAATAATGACTAAAATCATCATTAACATTGATATGGATGAGCTTACATCTGGGGTCAACCAAGTTGTTGATGATGGCATGTATGATGAGGAAGAGGAATTTTCTTGTCCTCTTTCCACTACTGATTCTAAAATAAATTCTGAAAACCGTGAGAATGCTATACAAGAATACGCATATGGTCATTCTGAAAGTAATTCTGAAAAGAAAAAACAAATTTGTGGGACTTGCGAGTATTATGATATTCGAGCTTCTATGTTAGACTGTATTGAAAATGGTATTGGCATGGACGAAGGTTCTCAAGTAGGATATTGCAATAAACTAGATTTTACCTGCGCAGCGGAAAACGTTTGTGATGAATGGAGAAAAGGCGGTCCAATTACCGACTTTGATGACATTGACATACATGAACCGCTTGAAGGGAACGAAAAGGACATTTTCTAATGGCTATTGAGCAAGGAATAGGTGCAGGCGGAGTTCCTAATGAACCTGTAGTTGAAGACAACACTCGTATGATGGAAGTTCCTGAGTTACCTGCTGATCCGGGCGTTACAGAATTTGACGATGGCAGTGCTGTTATTGGCGAATATGAAGAAGAAATGCCACCTGTAGAAGAAATTGAATTTGGTGGAAATCTAGCAGATATTATGGATGAAGGTGATTTAAACCTAATTTCATCTAATCTTGTTGGCTCAATCGAAGATGATTTGTCTGCTCGTGAGGACTGGGAAGATACTTACAAAAAAGGTCTTGAGTTCCTTGGTATGAAGACAGAAGATCGCTCTGAGCCTTTTGCTGGTTCTTCTGGCGTTATTCACCCATTACTTGCTGAAAGCGTTACACAATTCCAAGCTCAAGCTTATCGTGAGCTTTTGCCAGCTACTGGTCCTGTTAGATCACAAGTTGTTGGCGCTCAAAATCAAATGCTTGTTCAGCAAGCAGAGCGTGTAAAAGATTACATGAATTACATGATAACTTATGAAATGGAAGAATATGATCCTGAGTTAGATCAGATGTTATTCTATCTTCCAGTCATTGGTTCGACATTTAAAAAAGTTTATAACGATCCTCTAAAGCAACGCGCTGTTAGTAGTTTCGTTCATGCTGAAGATTTAATTGTACCATACGGTGCAACTGACCTTACATCTTCTCCACGCATTACGCATAGATTAACTATGGATTCTAATGAAGTTCGCAAGCTACAGCTTGCAGGTTTTTATAGAGATATTGATCTGCCTTCTGATTCTGAAGATTCATCTATGAGTGAAGTTGAAGAGTCAATTGATGACATTCAAGGCGTTCACCCATCAGGTTCATCAGAAGAGCTTACATTATACGAAGTTCACACTTCTCTTGATATTGAGGGCTTTGAAGACCTTGGACAAGATGGTGAGCCAACAGGATTAAAATTACCATATATCGTAACTATACTTGAAGATTCTGGTGACGTTCTTTCTGTTCGCAGAAACTATTCTGAAGATGATATGATGAAACGTGCGAAGCAATATTTCGTGCATTACAAGTTTCTTCCGGGACTAGGTTTTTACGGCTTGGGTTTAACGCATATGATAGGCGGTTTAGCACAAGCGTCTACATCTATCCTTCGTCAACTTATAGACGCAGGTACCCTTTCCAACTTACCAGCAGGCTTTAAAGCCCGTGGCGCAAGAATTCGTGACGAAGATTCTCCTCTTCAACCGGGCGAATTCCGCGACATTGATGTGGTTGGAGGCACCCTGCAAGGCTCTTTGATGCCTCTCCCCTTTAAAGAGCCTTCAGGCACGCTCTATAATTTACTTGGAACTCTCGTAGACGCTGGACGCAGATTTGCTTCAATGGCTGACATGAAAGTTGGCGAAATGAGTGGTGATACGCCTGTAGGAACTACTATGGCAATTATGGAGCGTGGCACAAAAGTTATGTCAGCTATCCATAAACGATTGCATTACTCACAAAAAATTGAGTTTAAGCTTTTATCTAAGATTTTTGCAGAGACTATTCCTGCGTATCCATACCAAGCAGACATGCAAATGGGTCCAGAAATATTTGCTCAAGACTTTGATAGTCGTGTTGACGTATTGCCCGTATCTGATCCAAACATCTTCTCTATGTCTCAACGTATTGCGTTGGCACAAACAGAGTTACAGTTGGTTCAATCGAACCCACAAATACATGGTGGTCCTCAAGGCCTATATACTGCGTACAGAAAAATGTATGAAGCTCTTGGCGTAACTAACATTGATGGCATATTGCCAGCTCCACCTCCACCACCTCCACCTGTTAATCCTTCTAAGGAAAATCAAAACGCTTTACAGGGCGCTCCTTTGCAAGCATTCCCAGAACAAGATCATGAGGCGCACATAGAAGCTCATATGGCGGTTATGGCTACTCCAGCTATGCAACTTAACCCAAATGCTATTATGGCTCTACAAGGCCACATACAAGAGCATATAGGGCTACTTGCTGAAGCACAGGCACAACAAGAAGTTATGAGCCAAATTCCACCAGAACAAATGGAAATGATGCAGCAACAAGCTCAAATGGCAGCGTCTCAGCAAGGTCCACAAGGGCAAGCTCCTGATCCTATGGCACAGTTTAAACCTCAAATAGATTCTTTAGCAGCTCAAATTATAGCTGACTTAACTGAAGAACTTGCACAAGCTGTTTCGGCACCAGAAACTTCTGATCCACTTGTTGATATTAGAAACCAAGAATTGCAACTTAAAGCGGCTGATATGCAACGCAAGCAATCTGAGTTTGAATCAAAACAAGAGTTTCAACGTGAGCAAGAGCGAAATGACGTTCTTACAGCACAGCAAAGAATTGATGTATCAGAAGCTGCTTTGGCAGACAAAACTAGGATTGCGGAAGACCGCATACAGACGCAACGAGATATTGCAAACTTAAACGCACAAACGAAAAGGCAATAACATGACATCATCTGTTAGACAAAAAATGGCTGAACAAGAAAAAGAAAAGAAGGTAGCCCAACGGCTATCTGAAACTCCTGTTGAAATGGTAAGAGCTAGGAATGAAAATGGACACTTCATCAAAGACGACCCAAAAACAGAAGAAAATGAATCTTGGATTGAAAAGCCAAAAGTCAAAAAGAAAGCTGTTGCAAAGAAAAAAACCACAGCAAAAAAGTCTAAGTAGGTTTAGTAAAATATCAAGACCCCAGATATTCCGAGGAATTTTCTGACTTTTTGGTATTTATACTTGTATTTCCCGTATAATTTTATACTATATGTGGTATGGATGCACTAAACTTAGCACAATACTTATTGAAAAGCGTTCGCGAACGCGATGCTCGTCTTAAAGACAAGCTCGCGGACGGTTCGATACAAACCCTTGAGGAGTATCGGTATATCGTAGGACAAATACGTGGCATGTCCTATGTAGAAGATGAAATTAAAGCCGCGATGAAAGGTATAGAATACTCAGATGACTAAAAAGTTATTTGTGCCTGAACACGTTGCTAAAGCAGCGCAAAAGGCCATAAAGGAAAATTCAACAGTTCCTAAGCCAATTGAAAACGCCTTTGGCAAAGGTGGTAAACATAAAAACGAAGACGATCCTTCTGAACTGGAACAGTCTTCTCTGGAGAGATTGCCGCAGCCAACAGGCTACCGCGTACTCATAATTCCCTACTATCCTAGCGAAAAAACAAAAGGCGGTTTAATCGTACCTGATCAGGTTCGTGACCGTGAATCTTTCGCAACAGTTGCGGCTTATGTCGTTAAATTAGGTCCTGATGCTTACAGCGACTCCCAAAAGTTCCCAAGTGGTGCGTGGTGTCGTGAGAAAGATTGGGTACTTATAGGAAGATATAGTGGAAATAGGTTCAAAGTGGAAGGACTTGAGGTTAGAATCATAAATGACGACAATATTATCTCAACAATCCTTGACCCGAAGGACATTTCATATGTATAACTTAGTAGAGAACAAGGAAAATTACTATGTCTGAAGATATTCGTGAAGACGATGACTTTGAAAATGGTGCATCTATAGATGTTGAAGACGATCAGGATCAAGACCAAGAAGAAGGTGTTGAAGTAAGTTCTGATGATGAAGAAGAAACCCGAACAAAAGTTCGTAAAAAATCTTCTGGAGATGATGAGCTTGAAAATTATAGCGAATCCGTACAACGTCGAATTAATCAATTAACAGCAAAACGTAAGCAAGCTTCTGAAGAAGCTCAAGCCGCTGTTCAGTATGCTCAAACAATTCAGCAAGAAAACGCTCAAATGAA